ACAAGACAAAGATATAACTATATTAATGTCTGACTGTAGCTTTGAAACTAATAACAAAGAAATAAAACAAGGTGGTGGTCATACAACTATACCAACTAAAAATATATTAAAGATTAAAAAAATAAAAATCTAACAGGAGAAAGCAATGGAAGCAAAATTTGATCCAAAAGCTAAAGTTAAACAAGGCCAGTTTAGTGATGCACCTGATGGGAAAAACCCAAACAGGGAACACACTAACATTGATTTTTCTAAACACGCACCTAGAAAATATCAAGAATTTGAATATGATGTAACTGAGGTTAGTAAGCCTGGTTCAGAACATGTACAAGATTCTTTGTTTAACATGGCTGATGAAAAAGATTACTAATGAGTCTTGGACCCAAGAGCAATTTTATACCTGTCATATATGCAGGTACTAAGAAAAAAATTAAAAAGAAAAAAAATAAAAAAAGGAGAAAACCCAAATGATGAAAAGATACATGCACGGAGAGTTAGCACCAGATGCACCAAAAGCTCCAAATGAACCAATGGCAATTGATCCTAATTCAAAAATAAATCAAGGTGATATGTCTGGAGATGGTAATGATGCAAAAGGTAAGTCTAAATCAAAAGTAGATCCAGCAATCTTTAGAATGGCAGAAGAAAGAGATTACTAATTTAAATGGAAGAAGATAAAAAAGATATTAACGGCTACGAAGCTGAAGGGAGTCCTTTAGTTGGTTTAGTTCGAGATAAGTTTCAACAAGCTGAAACATCTAAAGTCTATGATGAAAAAAGATGGTTAAAAGCATATAGAAACTATAGAGGACTGTATGGACCAGAAATGGCTTTTCGTGAAAATGAAAAGTCAAGAGTATTTGTTAAGATAACAAAAACAAAAGTCCTTGCTTCGTTTGGTCAAATTATTGAAGTTTTATTTTCTCAAGGTAAGTTTCCATTAGGAGTAACTCCAACATCTGTACCAGAAGATATAGCTGAAAGAGCACACCTAGAAAAACAAAAACAGCAAGAGCCACAGCAACCAGATCCATATGGTTTTAATGGTGATGGTATGAATATTCCACCAGGTGCAACTGTTAATGATTTAATGAAAAATTTAAATCAAGAATATTCTAATTTAGGTTTTGAAGAAGGACCATCCTATACAGGTAGTCCAAATATTGAACCAGCAAGAATGGCTGCTGAAAAAATGCAAAAACTAATACATGATCAATTAGAAGAAAGTAGAGCTATAACTATTTTAAGACATGTATTTTTTGAAATGGTTTTAATGGGTACAGGTATTTTAAAAGGTCCATTTACAGATTTAAAAGAATATCACTCATTTGATACAGCAGAAGATGATGAAGGTAATATTGCAAATATACATGTTAAGAAAGTAAAAACTATTCCAACTATTGAAGCTGTATCTTGTTGGGATTTTTATCCAGATCCAAATGCTACAAACATACATGATTGTGATTATGTAATTCAAAGACATTCTTACAATAAACAGCAGTTTGAAGATCTAGCAGAGAAACCTATGTTTGATGGAGATGCTGTTAGAAGATGTTTAGAAATGGGTCCTAACTATCAAACTAGAGGATTTGAATCTTCATTATATGATAGAGAAAATATTACAAGTATATATAAAAACAGATTTGAAGTATTAGAATATTGGGGAACTATAGATAGAGCTACTGCAGATGAATGTGGTTTAGTATATGAAGCTACAGGAGATGTAGTATCAGTAAATATTTGGATTTGTGGTAATGAAGTTTTAAGAATGGTAGAAAATCCATTTACTCCAAATCGTATTCCATATTTAATATGTCCATATGAATTAAACCCATATCAGTTTTTTGGTATAGGTGTACCAGAAAATATGGAAGATTCACAACAAGTTATGAATGGTCATGCAAGAATGGCTATTGATAATTTAGCACTTTCAGGTAATTTAGTATTTGATGTAGATGAAACTATGTTAGTTCCTGGACAGGACATGAAAGTATTTCCTGGTAAAATATTTAGAAGACAAAGTGGTCAAACAGGTCAAGCAGTACATGGATTAAAATTTCCAAACACTGCTTACGAAAATTTACAAATGTTTGATAAGTTTAGACAGTTAGCTGATGAAGCAACTGGTATACCTTCATACTCACATGGAGCAACAGGTGTACAATCTACAACTAGAACAGCATCTGGTATGTCAATGCTAATGGGTGCTGCAGCTTTAAGTATTAAAACAGTAATTAAAAATATTGATGACTATTTACTAAAGCCCCTAGGAGAATCTTTATTTTATTGGAACATGCAATTTAATGATGATGCTCCGCATATTAAAGGTGATCTAGAGATTAAAGCTCAAGGCACTTCTTCTTTGATGCAGAAAGAAGTAAGATCTCAAAGACTAATGACATTTATGCAAACAGCAGCTAATCCTGCACTTGCACCATTTGTTAGATGGCATACATGTTTAACTGAAATTGCTAAGTCTTTAGATATTGATCCAGATCAATTAATTAATGATCCAGAGAAAGCTGCGATCTATGCACAAATAATGGGAATGGCAAATGGAAATCAGAACAATACAGCCGCTACTGGAGGACAAGACCAAATGGGACAGGTTAGTCCAGTACCTCCAGGAGCTTCGCCAACAGATCCATCAGGAGCTGGAGGTGGCAACATCGGAACAGGCAATGTACCGATGCCAGGGGAAGCTGGCTTTAGTGCGGCAAATACTCAACCTGGAAGAGGCGAACAAACGCAATAAACTAGATGGCAAAAACATTTAATCCAAACAGAATAGGTGGTGGAACTTTTTCTCTAGTGCAAGATGCACAGGGTAATTATTCTATAAAAGAAACTGGATTTGATCCTGTAAAATCTTTAAACATGGTTGATCTAGGTGCTATTGCTGCAACAACTACAGCTAAAAAAACTGAAACTGCTGCAGATAAAACAGGTACTACTACAACAGATCAAACTAAACAAGCATTTTTATTACCTAAAAAAGATGATAAAGATGATGCAGATAGACAGGCAAATTTATTTACCCGTGCTACAGATCTTAGTTCAGGATTACAAAATACATTTGATAGACCTAATATGAGAGATGTAGCTGGAGAAGTTACTAGAATTAAAGATCCAACTGAATCTGTATTTGGAAAATCTATGCCAGAAGAAGAACAGTTTAGAAGACAAAAATCTTTACCTAAAGATTTTCAACCAGAAACATTAGGATTAAAAGCACCTGAAGTAAAATTAGAAACTCAAACTGCAAAACAAAGAACAGGTAAAGCTAGAATTAGAGGACCAAGAGATTTAAAAACACAAACAGGTGTAGCATTTGGTAGACCTGAAGAAGGAACAATTGATCAAGCCGCAGCAGATGCTCAAATGGGTAGAAGTGTGCCTGATGCTATTATTGAAGGCCAAAAAGCACTAGGAGTAAGTTCAGCACCTGATGCAATTAAAGAAGGACAGCCTGCTATTGCACCTGGAGTACCTGATGCAATTATGGAAGGACAACCCGCTGTAGCTGCTAGAAAAACTTTTTCAGAATCAGTTAAAACTGCACTTAAAGGTTTTAAAACACCAGCCATGGCAGTTCTTGAATCAGTAAGTGATGCACTTACAAGTCCACAACAAAGATCATTAAATAATAGTAATGCTGCTGCATTAGGATCTTTAGGATACAAAACAAGAGGTGAATTAGGATCTTCTACAGATCCTGGAAGAATAGCTGGTAATCCTGCAGATAATGTTTTTGCAGGTATGAATTTAAAATCTGCTAGAGGCAATGTAATGACAGCTTCTAAAGCTAGAATAGATAAAATAAGAGCATCTGCAGCTAAAACTACAGATAAAGCAAAAGCTGCAAGAATGAAAGCAAAAGCAGATAAGTTTGAAAAACAAAGACAAGAAGCCTTAGATAGAAAAGAAAAACAACAAGCTGCAAAAAATAAAGCTGATTTAGCTAAAGGACCAGGAGCATTAGGTCCAGCAGGTGGAGCAGGTAATCAAGATAAAGGTGGTAGCAGAAAAATAGTTTGCACTATGATGAATGAATCATATGGATTTGGATCATTTAGAAATAAAATATGGTTAAGACAATCTAAAAATTTATCACCAGAATATCAAATAGGATATCATAAATTATTTTTACCTTTAGTAAAATATGCAAAACAAAAAGGTATTACTAATAGTATAGTTAAAAAAACATTAGAACATATTGCTATACATAGAACAATAGATATTAGACAAGAAGAAAAAAATAAAATTCATTTAATTGGAAGAGTGTATAGAAAAATATTAGAACCAATTTGTTATTGGGCAGGTAAAGTATAATGGCTATAGTAGATATGAAAAGCACTGTTGCTAGAGATCAAAATACAATGACAGGTAAAATAAATGAAACATCTAAAAAATTAGATGCTCCAAATTTATCAGGCATGAATACATTATTTAATAGAAAACAATCTGCACCTGCACCTATTAAAGAAGAATCAACTATGCAAGAAACTGCAAAGATGCCTACAAATGATTTAATATCAAAAGTACAAAATTTACCAGATGAAGATAAAGCTGTACTATCTGCAGTTCTATCTCCATCTGTTAGTAATGTTTTAGTTCAATTAGCACCAGAGTTAGCTCCTCTTGTAGAAGCTGCTGGTCCTAAAGAAGAAAATGTTATTATTCCTGTATCTATGTTCAAAAATTTTGCAACAAAAAGATACAGTGGTGATGAGACACAAGCAGTACAAAGTTTAATTACTGATATGTCTGGAACTGAGATGGGACAATCAACTGTGCCACCTGATACAGAAATGGCAGATCTACCAGAATCTGGTATTGAGCAAGAACTTAATACTATTGATACTGAAGGAGAAGTTATATAGTATCAGCCCACAAATTATGGAATAGAGCTACCCTTACCCATAAGGCACTCAACCAATAGGTAAAAATAATGGACGAAGAAAAGAAAGTTTCTGAAGAAACTAAAGTTGAGTTACAAGAAGCAAATCCTTATAGTAAAGACTATGGAGAAGATGATCCAGAAGTTGAAGCATTTGCTAAAGGTGAATTATCTAAGTTTCAAAGGGAACAAAGAGAAAAAGAAGCAACCGCAGCAACCGAACAGAAGGACCCCGATGCATCTGAAGAGACTGCAGATAAATCAGAACAGAAGGCTACTCCTATCGCTGAACGCCCTGCTAAAGCTGAAGATCGTGTTTTTAAAAAACGTTATGACGATTTGAAAAGACACTATGATTCTACAATTCAAAAACACAAAGATGAACTTCAATCTTTGCGTACACAGTTAGAATCTACGGCTACACAATTTGTGCCACCTAAATCTAAAGAAGAGTTAGAGGCATGGAGAAAAGAGTATCCTGATGTTTATGATATGGTAGAAACCATTGCAATGAATAAAGCTACTACTCGTACTGCAGATCTTGAAAATAAATATAAAGATTTACAACTCCAACAAGAACAAATTGCAAAAGAAAAAGCTGAAGTAGAACTTTTAAAAGTTCATCCAGATTTTAATGAGCTTCGTGCAAACGATGATTTTCATGTTTGGGCTGAACAACAAGATCCTACTATTCAGAGTTGGTTATATGAAAATACATCTAACTCAAAGTTAGCTGCAAGAGCTATTGATCTATATAAAATGGATCGTGGTATTAGTAAGTTAACTAAAAAAGAAGAAAAGGATGTTAAAAAAGAAGCTGCTAAAGCAATTTCTAAAACTAAGAAAGCTACAGATTCTGATGTACCAAAGAAAAAAATTTGGACAGCTAGTGAGATTGCAAAATTAAAACCTCACCAGTTTGAAAAATTTGAAAAAGATATTGATCTTGCTCGTTTAGAAGGTAGAATTGAACAACGTTAAACAATCTAACTAAACAATAAGGAGAAGCAATATGGCTTTTACTAACGCTTCGGGGTACCAAAACCTTGCACAAGGTAATTTTACTCCACAAATCTTTAGTCAGAAAGTTCAAAAATTCTTCAGAAGAGCATCAGTGGTAGAAGATATTACTAACACTGA